CAAGAAGAATATCCACAAAAAGAACACGCTCCTGTGGGTTATCTGCGTCACGTTTTTCGTACACATATAATGGGCGTTCCTCTGTACCTCTGTTTCTGAAACCTCTTACTGGTTTCCCGTCCACGAACATAATACGCACTGTACTCTCTGGGATTTCTTCAGCTCGCATAACACCCTTCTGCTCTTCCTTGTTATTTAATAGCTCTTGGAACTTCCGATTCATTTCCATGAGTTCCTTGTTTTGGTCTAAGACCGCCTCAAGTTTATCTTTACTTATTTCTATTTTTTCGTCCATATCAATTTAATTAGCTATTAAGGTCTGGGTTTTGGTCTCCCTCTGGGGCAGGATTTGTCTCGTCATAAATCGGCTCTCCTTCTGGGAACAGATTACTTTCAAGTGCCTTACCTTCTGGGGTTTCAGCAAAGCCCTGTTTTTGAGTATCTCCTGCAGGTCTGCCGTCAATACTAAATGATTCACTTACTGGGTCTGGCTTCTCATCACCGAGCATGTTGAATGCTTTGTTCATATACTCCTCAATCTCTTGTTCTGTACTTGCCTCTTCTGAGCCTTTAATTAAATTAAAGTTTTCTTTCAACTTTTCAGCAAACTCATCATTATCGCCCACCATTTTTTTGATTTGATTGTCACGGCGAGCGTCAATCTCCTTTTGTAGCTGTTCTTTTTGTGCTTTTTCAAAGGCTTCTTGCCTTTCTTCAAAGGCTTCCTGTCGCTCCTGAAGTTCAAGCTCTTTCTGTGAGAGCTCGTCCTTCTCCTCCTGCGACATATCAGCAAGTTTTTTGTATTGCTTGCGTTGCCCAACTAAATCCTGATTTTTCTGGGCTATAATCTGGTCTTTTTCCGCTATTGCTTTTTCTTTGTCCTCTAATTCTTTTTTTACTTTTTCAAGCTCCTCTTTGAGCTTCTTAGCTTCTTCTTCGTCCATATATTATTTGTTACTGATAATTACGTGATGTCGTGGGGGTCAAAATCTTCTTCTTTTGCGTGACGCTCTTTGTATATTCCTACGAGACGGTCAAGCTCATCTCTAAAAAGCTGTAAACCGTTTATCGTAGCCCGACCAAAGTTTGTCTCCTCATTACTCTCACTTTCCATTGCAATAAAAAGTATTTGATTGCGGATAAGTGATTCCATAATGGGGTCAAATGCAGGATTCTCTCTCAGGTCTCGGCAGTGTGCTAGGAAAACGTCAAGTCCCTCACTCTCATCATTTTCGCTCATATAGAGGAGCTCAACATCATCTGAATTATCAAGTTGCTTCGGGTCAAAGCCCTTTAGTTGTTTACGCACTAAGTCCACTACCGTATAGCCCTTCTGGGCACGAGCTTCATCTATCACAGCGTTAATCGCCTCGTGGTAGTTCATTCCTTTATTCCTTTTTTTGAAAAAGGGAAACATTATCTTACGATAGCACGTAGAGGTTTTTTACCGTCAGCGTCTGCAGGTGATACTCTCGCCTGATTAGACTGCTTAATTTTCCCCCCTGCTTCTTGCTGCTGCAACATTTGCTGTTGCTGCTGCACGTCTTGTGATACGAACATTTTACTGTAGTCTTCGTCCATAACCATAGCATATCTCTGTTTCAAGTAATCGTAGTTTAGTGATTCAACACCGAAGAGTTCCTGAGCCTGCTGTACCTGCTGTACAAACAGAATCTGTGCCATTTTATCATTGGTCTTCTGAGTCGGGTTAATCATTATGTAGAAGTACGCTTTGAGCCTTCGTATCTCTCGTGGATTCATATACACAATCCGTACAGGACTGTTGTACTGTTTCCCCATATTCTCCTCCTCCTGCTCTTGGTCTGCCACATCTGGGAACTGTTGATTGGTGAATCGGAATATCTTAGTACCACCTGTTCCCTCTGGGAGAGTGGTCTTTACTGATACCGTCTTGTACACACCGTCCTTCACCCCTTCACTTCGCTTGTCCTGCACTTCAGTCCACTTGTGAAGAATCGTTTGTATACGAATCCAAGTCATAGAGCGTTCAAGATTCACGATACCGTCAAGTGACGCTCCGAGCTTCAACATCTGCTGTTGCTGTAGTTGGTTGATTTCCGTTGCTGTTGGGTCTCCACTTGGGTCTTGCCCTCCGAATACATCATTCGTTGTCTTATCGTTGATATTCTCCTGTATCATCTTGTAGAAGTTGAAGTCCGCATTGGATAGTCCACCACTATCAATGAGTGGGAACAGTTGGTCTTTCCGTATATCGTTCGTCACCTTACCTGCGAGGAAGATATTACTGGAGTACACCTTCTTTGTGGTATTCCCCATTGGCGGTTTGAATGACTGCCTATTCTTCTCTACCGCTAACTTTGTAAACTCATCAAGCACCTCTTGGTCTACCTTTGTTTTACTTGGAAGGCTCTTAGAGTATGCGAATCCTGAAATTGGCTCTAGTTTACCTTGTACGAGTAACGGTTTTCCTGAAGGTGAAATTGCTGTGAGCGGATAGTTAATCGGCAACATCATCATTCCATTAAGGAGAATCATAAACCTGTTATCTCTGTAGTTGTACACACGGATAATCACCACCTGATTCTGATTGTTGCTTATTAAGTTCCAGTCCTGATACGTGTTGCTGTTTTCAACGAGAGCTGTCTCGTCCACCGTAGTCGGTACGTTTTTCCACCGCTCCCACTCACCGAACATTCCATGAGCCTTCGCACGTGTTACTACTTCAACCGTCGCTACAATGTCTTGGTCTTGAGCATATTCAATGTTCATATTCCCCAAGTACACCTTACGTCCGTCAATCATTTTCGCCTTAGCGTAACAATCAACTTTCTGCAACGCCTCTTTAAAGTCAAAACTGCTTATCTTCTCCTTACCCCTCGGATTCCAGTCAAGATTGCCGAGTGGTATTTTCTGATACTCCTCAATCCAACGCTCCTCAATGAATACATCACCCTGAGCAATCATCTCCCGATAAATCAAAGGACGGTACTTATCCCAGTCCTCTATCTCACGGCTCTTCTTCACCAAGTCAGCCAAGTTATCTCCCAACTCCACGAGGAAGAAGTCGTCCTTATCAAACGCCGCTACATCAGGAGCTAAGTCCATATTCAATAAAGTAGAGAGCAAGGTTGTTCCCTTCTCTCTTGTTGTGCCTGTGACGATTCGCACGTCCTGCTTATTCTTCTTAGGCGGTATGTATGACAAATCTTTCTTACGATTGCTCTCGTAATACTGGACGTATGTCATTCCGTCCAATTCTTCGTGTGATGAATCCCTGTCATCACGCATTTGACACAATCGTTGTATCAGTTCTTCACGATACTTCTCCTCTTTGTCGGTAAGGACTTTCTCCTCAACCTCAAAGCCCGACTGCACGAGTTCCCCCTCCCTTTGTTTCTCTGGCATGGTTATTATTGTTAATTGTTAAAGTAATGAAAATTGGTCGTCCATTTCCTCCTCCTCTTCCATAATCCTCTCTCGCTCCTCCTTCGTCTGCGGTGTGTCGTCCATATCACGCAAAAAGGTAAGTGCAAAGGCGTCCGCCTTATTCGGACTTGGAATCCGCAGTTTGAACATCTCCTTCTTCGGCATGAGCTGAATCTTATTCCCTTGAAGACTTCGCTTATACTTTATCACCTGCAACTCGTTTGAGAAAGTACTGTTCTCCACATTCTTATCAACGAGCATTCCTCCCTGTACTAACCAGCTCCGTGCCCTAAAGAACGCCAACGCTCGCAAATTGAGATACAAGTCCATATCATTGTCATCTATCTCGTCCAAGTGCCGCCGAAAGAATGTCGTATTGTACTGCTCCTCATAGCTTGGCGTATTCCCTAATAGCACCGTGTATACCTCTACCTTACCACCGCTTGCAATCGCAATTTCCTTCCCGACATCACTCCCGACACCGAAAGAGTCAATCACAATGTCATTCCCGTCCGTTACAATATACCTATCCATTAGCGTCAGCGTATGCTGTGCAATTTCTTTCGGATTGGTCGTCGGAAGCTCGTGTACCACCTCCGCCCTGAAATTATCCCGTATCACCCATACCGCCTTGTCCTTACCCTCTCCTGCAGGGTCTACTCCCATAATCTTCCTGTTAGCAAAGCGAGTCAAATCGTCCATTTTCTGCTCCACCATTATCTTCGTCCTCGGCAATAATTGCACATACCCAGAATCGTCCATCACGTCCTCATGTGGAAACTCACCCTGCACACGAATCCTATACTCCGCCGAATCCTTCCCATGCCTCGTAGCCTGACGCCTCACGTATTCACGGTCAACGATTGGTGAGTGCTCACAATTAAACGAAAACTGCTGCCAGTCCGCCGCATTCTTATTATGCGAATCATAAAAATAGCCCGTCACCCTCGTTGGATTCCCAATGAGAATCACAAATACGTTCCCGCTCGTGAGAGCCCCTTCCGCCGTGTTAAACACCGCCTCTGGCACACCCGACGCCTCATCTACCACAATGAGCACGTGGTCGGCATGAACACCTGCAATCGCCTCCGTATTTTCCTTCGAGGAAGTTCTGGCACGGGCAAACCACACTTCAGGAGCTTGTGTCATTCGCAAGTACCCCTGCGTCCAGTCATAGTTGCCTTGCACAGCGTCAGGCATTTTTGAAATCCACTTCGCAAGCTCTTTCCACAATACGTCGTGCATTTGGTGGCTGGTAGGAGCTGTACAGGGCACTTGGCTCTCCCAGAAACACGTTAAAAACCATAGAATAACCCACGAACACAAGGCAGACTTTCCGATACCGTGCCCAGACCGTACAGACAAGTGCCTTTTGGCGTCTCCGAGACTAGCCTTTTCTAATCCCATGAGGATTAGCGACTGTTGCCATGTGATGTGCTTACCGTACTCAAACTTATACCATGTCCAATTCAATTCGTCAAGGTCGTCCTCAAAATTATCTGAAAAATAATTTTTTTTAGTCGCAGTGCCCCAATCGCTATTAGAGACTCCTTTTTTTCCGCCCACCCCTTGCTTATTTATTTGTTCGCTTCTTTTCTCTCCAAACCACTCAGCAGTTACGCTATTCGCTAGCTCCTGCCACGTCTCTCCACTCGCACGTTGCACCTCTGCCCACTGTATAGCGTACTCAGGGCGGGCGGGTTGTGGCGATAAGCCCCACATGTCATAGATAAACTGGAATATGCTCATACGCCAGTTAGCTATGATTTGTGCATTACGCTCTATAAGCTCCTCCTCGTCCTTTGTATAAAATGTATCACTCATGAAATAATTGACTATGATATGTAAATATAGACCCCATAGAATGCCCTGTAAGCGATTAAAAATAGGCACATGGTGTCTATGTACCTATTTCCTTGTGCTTGACGCTGTGCACTATTTCATCGGCTTTTGTATAGCTATCCTTTGTTACCTTGTGCAAGTGCAGGTGTGTATTCTTTATCTCTGTCTCATTCTTCTCTTTCCAACCGAAGTTATTTTTTAATGAGAACATGGTGCCTGTCACTTGTCCCTTTGTGCGTCGGAGCTCTGTCTCCAGTTGCTCTTGTATTCTCATTTTAGCGTCCCATATAGCGTTACCAAACTTCTCTCTCTTCTCATATCCTATCAAACCTTTCCTTGTCATACCCAAAGAATAAGCCAATCCCGTAACCGTATACACTTTTCCCTTATCGTCGCATGTATCAAAGTATCTATTGATAGCATTCGAAAGTGCACGTGCTGAAGTGTACTTCATGGGGCGTCCGCCTTTATTCTTTTGTACGTCCTTTGTAGTCTTTTCTATTGCTGTAGTACTCATCAATCACACCATATCAACACTACAAGTAAATAGCAACTACTGCCAGTGAATAAAGCAATCCCAAGCGGAAGCGAGTGTAGGGTTGTAAGGTTTTGGGCTCTGGCTCTCTTCTCTATATAATAATAATACTATATTGTATATTATATACTTTTTACTTTATAAACTAAAAAATAGAGGGTAGAGTATACATCTATACACTACGTGGATAATAACAAGGTATAGAGCAACATATTGAGTGTATACTAGTATACACCAACAATGCACTAAAACAGCTAAAACTATACACTCTATTTTTTGTATATACATAATAGCTGTTATACAACACATTTTGATTTTTTGAAGTATGTACAATTTATAATACATACTATACAATTCTAATAGTACTAGCGTACACCATTTATCAATAACCATACACAACGTGTACACCACTAAAACACCACATATGAGACATCAAGTAGCACAAGTTATCAAGAAAGAAAGTTACAAACAATATGAAATGTTCTTACACTTTCTCCAAACACTCGGTATCAACAAAACAGAGTTATTGTCTGAGTGTGTTATCTACTTTATTGAAGATAAAAATAAAGAAGAGCTAAAAAAGTTTATTGACCATATCAAAGTAAACCGAGCAGGTAACGCACATTTAGAAATGATAGCAACATTCAAAAAACTTGAAGATATGGCATAACAACACCATATAATTACACCACATAAATTAAAAAAGGCTAGTGTATAACTAGCCTTTTTGTATTGACATATCCATATATAGGTATATACTTATAGGCAGGAGTGAATGTACCTTGACAACTGAATATAGACCACATACACACACAGCTTGTGTGGCAATGTGTGGGAGCACCAACAACTAACAACATAGACTATGAAACTAATGACAAAAGAATTAGAAAAGCAATTCAATGACCTTACTAATTACAATGCACCGACGGACGAAAAAATGGTTATAGCACGTTTCTTCAATCCAATGGGAGCGGGCACATGGTACGCTACAGAGTATGACGCAGAACAAAAACTATTTTTCGGGTATGTCTCATTGTTCAATGATTATAATAATGAATGGGGGTATTTCTCTCTCGATGAATTAGAGAATATACAACTACCATTCGGAATGGGTATAGAGCGAGATAGGTTTTTTACACAAGACAGTATAGCAAACGTATGTGAGCGAGACGGCACATACTATGTACTAACAGAGACACAACAAACCACAGTATAATTTACAAACAGCTCCCACACACTGCCACATAAGTATAGACTTGTGTGG